GGATTTGATAATTTTTTTTGGGTTTCCATTTGTCTTTTTGAAACGTCGAAAACCAGGTAAAGTAGGTTTTGTCACAATTGTTGATCGTCCTGGAAAGACTCCAGAAGTCATATATGATCAAATGTTGCATGATCGTTTTCGTGACTATGACGTGGCCAGAATCAATGGAAAGGCCCCGCCTCAAGTTGTCGTGGGACATTTGAAGGACGAACCGGTCATTGTGGAGAAAGCAAGAGCTCGGAAAACGAGAATTATTTTCTGTTGTGATATGGTTCTTTTGACTGAGCTAAAATGTTTGACTGGTTTGTTGATGGCAGACATCGTGCGTACGTGGTCAACCCACAAAATGCTCATTGGATGCGATTTACATTCACGTGACATGGAGTTGTTGATTGACGGGCTTTCGTGGGAACCTACCAACCCGTATGAAAATGAGACTTGTGCTACCATGCGAGCTGCCTGTGGTGATTTCTCTAGCTTCGATTTGAAAATGGACCCTGAGGTCTTGGAAGCAGCGTGGGACATTATTGGTCAGCTTGGACAAGAATTCGTCCATGGATGGGATGGTTTCTGGTTTGACAGTCTCAAGAAAGCATTGATCAACGCGTCTTTCATAGTCGATGATGTTGAATTGGGTATGGTCGGATTTAATGCCTCCGGCAATTATCTGACCACTTTCATCAACTCGATCGTGAACAAAGTGTATTTCTTTGCTTGGATGATTGAAAAAGGCTACAATCCACTTGTAGATTTGAAACACTATGCTGGTGGAGATGACAACATTTGGAGCGTACGACCAGCTCTTAGGTCTATCTTGAACCCACGAAGTTTTTCAAACTGGTGTGGTGCTCATGGTTTGACCTACACACCGGCAGAGAAAGGAACCGAGTGGACTGATGACAATGAATGGTTACCAGTTGACCAGTGGATTATCTATGGAGTTACACCTCAACCCGTGTTACTCGAAACATCGTATCCAATCGACCTTGAAGCGGCTGAAGAAGCTGAACTAAACCAGGAGGCTCATCGAGTAGCCTGGGTAGGACGTGTTCGAGCTGCTAGTTTGATGCGTATCCTGCAGTACAGGAAAAGAACCACGGACGTTGCTGAATGGGCTGGGGCCTGTTTAGAGATGATGAGTTGGTGGCCGAGAGAAGTACAGGTGAGTGTCCAAAACCTGTTGGTTATGGGATACAAGGCCATAGCACCTCGTGCATCAATGGTCGCTGGTATACACAGTTTTCGCGTCAGTGAAAATGTAGCATTATACCGGAATCCCGGACGTCCTGTAGTTGATGGAACACTG